ATATAGGTTAATTCACAATGTTAAAGTTTTATTACAATTTATTAACACTACTTAAGGTTTGAACATGGCACTATCAGAACACGCAGAGCAGGTCGCAATCTTTGAATGGGCAGATTTAAACATGGCAACATATCCACAACTTGAAAATCTTTTTGCCATACCTAATGGCGGACAGCGTGAACATCGCACAGGAGCTATGCTAAAACGTGAGGGGGTTCGTGCAGGAGTGCCTGATATGATGCTAGCCTACCCTTGCGGTAATTATCATGGGTTGTTTATAGAGCTAAAACGCCGTGACGGCGGTAAGGTATCACCCACACAAACCGAATGGATTAACCGCCTTAACAAAGCAGGTTACTTGACAATCGTTGCTTATGGTGCAAAAGAAGCGGTGCAAATTATCACATATTATTTAAATATGCAATTCTAGCTGTGTTTGTCGATTAACAGGTATCTTTTATCGTTTTAAGATTTACACCGCTAGAAACGCAAAAAAAATAGGGTTTTATAAAAGGTGTCGAATTCGACAGGTTTAAAATTAACGAAAAAATAACACTTGCATTTTTTGTAAAAGTTGGTATTATTATTTTTATAAAGGGTAAGCAAACAAATAGCCTGTTTATAAACAACGCTTCACATTTATTGAATTAAGAGTCTGCGAAAACTTAAGAAATTCATTAAGTGTTTTTTGTGCGTTGCTTACCCTTAAATTTTCAACTTTTTTTATTTTATTTGACTTTTTTTTTATGTAGTGTATCTTTGGTGTATGACAAGGCAAAGCGATTATAAATTTGAATATGATGAGCAGGTTGTTGAGTGGCTTGCAGAGGGTAAAACACTTGCTAGTTTTGCTAAAAAAATTGGAGTTAATAATAGCACTTTGTGGCGGTGGTCTAAAATAGAGCCTACTTTTTGCAATGCCATAAAAGATGGGCATGAAATTGCAACAAATATACACGCCCCACAATTCATGTTAGATGCTGTCCGTGATAGCACTGTTCAATCAGTGCCTTTTGTTATGTATTGTCGTAACGTCTTGAAACTAAAGACAAAAGACGAATCAGCCCCTGCTCTGCCGACAGATTCAAGTGCGAATGATGTATCATTAAAATTAATTGAATATATAGATAATATGTCAAAAAAATGACAAACGAATCGGTGGCACAAAGATTTGCAAAATTATCAAAATCAGAACGTGATGTATTTTTGTTATCACTGCCCGAATCAGACGCTAGGGCTTTGATATATAATTGGCGTGGGTTTAATGCACGCCCGAATCAAATTGCCCCTGATGGTAATTGGTTGGTATGGCTGGCACTGGCAGGGCGTGGCTTCGGCAAAACGAGAATGGGCGTGGAGTGGGTGCGTGAGCAAATTGCGAATGGCAAAAAAAGAATCGGGATTATAACAAATACCCACACCGATTTGATGAATGTGGTATTGCACGGCGATTCGGGTTTTTTATCGGTATGTCCCAAAGATGAAATTGTTTCGTACAAACAAAAACCATTTGAAATTGTTTTTAAAAATGGGGCAATCGCACAGGGATATTGTGCAACAACACCTGATTTGTTAAGGGGTATCCAATTCGACTGTGCATGGTGTGACGAACTGGTTAAGTGGGAATACCCACGAGAAACTTGGAATATGTTAAATATGTGTGTTCGATTGGGCGATAATCCACAAATTTTTATATCCACAACGCCTAGTCCTATATCACTTATCAAAGATATTGTGGCAGGCAAAGAGGGTTCTGTCGTTGTAACAAGGGGCAGTACGGCTGAAAATAAAGTTAATTTATCAGAGAAATTTATAGAAAATATTTATGCAAAGCATCAAGGTACACGCCTTGGCAGACAAGAACTCGAGGGCGAGATATTATCTGATGTTCCTAATGCCCTTTGGCGGAGTGATTGGTTTGAGGTAGGGCGGTTGCCGTATGGGCAGGCTATACCGCAAATGGAACGAATTTTAGTTGCGATTGACCCTGCTATTTCAAATAATGATTCATCGAACGAACATGGCATTGTTGTCGTTGGCATTAAAAGTGGTGAAATATTTGTAATAGAAGATGCAACAATCGCAGGTACGCCCCAAGAATGGGCAACAAAGGCAATATCAAAATACCACCAATATCAAGCCGATAGCATTGTAATAGAAGTCAATCAAGGCGGTGATATGTGCAAGCATACCTTGCGTTCGGTTGATGATAGCGTTTCGATTGTTGATGTGCGTGCAAGCAGGGGTAAACACGTTAGGGCAGAGCCTGTATCAGCATTGTACGAGCAGGGGCGTGTTAGGCACTGTAAAAGATTCCCAGAGCTTGAGGAGCAACTTTTACAATTCACAAGCAATGGGTACATGGGCGAATCGTCTCCTGACCGTGCCGATGCGTTAATTTGGGGCATATCAAAATTGTTGCCTGAAATCAATAATGATGTTAAAACAAGCAATGTTATTTATAAATCGCAGGTGTCAATTTGTTAAATGAAAATAAAAAAAATGAGATATTAAAAAAAATATCAGAAATGATTGATGTTTGCGAAAAGCACGTTGAAAATGGTGAGTCTTTTAGGCAAAAAGCGATTGATTACTACAATTACAAATTAACAGACTTAATGCCCGAGCAGGGCAGGTCTTCAAGTGTAAGTAACGAATTAAGGGCGGTAGTGAAAGATATTTTACCTTCTTTGGTTCGTTCTTTTTTTAAGAGTACAAGCCTTGTCAAGTACGAGGCGAATCGCCCTGAAGATGAGCAAATGGCAGAGCAAGCTAGTTTATATGTAAATCGTGTTGTACTTAAAAATTGTAATTTTGAAACTGCAATTTATGATGCAATTTTTGATGCAATTTTACTAAAGACTGGCATTTTAAAATGGCACGCAACTGAAGAAAAGAAAATTGAATATTATTCTTATGGAAATCAAACGCAAGAATCTATTGATGCTTTGCTAATCGATGGCGATTTAGAGGTTGTTAATTTAGAGCAAAACAAAGACGGAAGCTATAATTTTGATATAAAAAGAACTGATAAAAAAACAGACGTGATTGTTAAGGCAATTCCTAGGGGTAGTTTTTTAATATATCCTAATATTGATAAAATTGAAGATAGCCCTATTGTTGGCGATATGGAGCTTGTAACACGTTCTGATTTAGTTTCTCGTGGGTATAATAAAAAAGTTGTTTATGCGTTAAAAGAAGTCGACAATGATGCTGATGCTGATGATACGGACGGATTTGAGCGTAAAAAAGATGATACTTATAATTACGCCGAAACGTTAAGCAAAGAAAATGAAAATATATTAATTTATAATTTATTTTTAAAGCTAGATTTAGACAATGACGGCATTTCTGAAATATATTCTGCCTGCGTTGCTGAGGGGGGCGAAAATAGAGACGGTCAATATTCTTTTTTATCTTTTGAGCAACATTACGAATACCCCTACGCTTCCGTGGTCATTGAACGTGAAGCACACCAATTTGAGGGGCGGAGTATTGCTGAAGACGTTATTAGTTTACAAAAAGTTAATACGTCCTTAATGCGTCAAGCCCTAGATAACATATACTGGTCGAATAATCCGCAAAAAGTTTTAAATGCAGGGGGATTTGCTAAGGAAAACTTGGAAAAAGCCATGAACCCTGACTTTGGACAACCCTTATTGGTTAAAAATCGTGACGAAATGGATTCCGTGCGATTTATTCAGACACCTTTTATCGCACCGCAGGCTTTTGAGGCTATTGATACAATGCGTAGGCAGATTCAAGACAGGACAGGAATCAATGAATCGGCAGGAAGTTTAAACCCAAATAATTTATCGAATGTCACGCAGATTGCAATCGAATCATTAAACGCCCCCGCACTTGCACAATCAGAGATGATGATGCGGAATATAGCAGTTGGTTTAGAGGCGGTTTTTGTTGGCATATTAAAATTATTAGTACAATATTCAGACCAACCCAAAATTAAAAAAATCAATGACGAATGGCAAAAATTTGACCCGAGAGCGTGGGATTTTGATATGCGATGTATTGTATCGCTTGGATATGGCACGGGCGGACGCAAAGAAGATATGCAATTATTGACAACAATTTTGGGGTATCAAAAAGAGATAATTCAATCGTTCGGAGTAGATAACGAATTTGTTAAACCTGAACATTTATTTAATACACTAGAAAATCTTTTGCTTAGTGCGGGGATATCAACGGTGGGTAGTTATTTTAATAAGCCTGACCCCCAAGTTATGGCACAAAAACAGGCACAGCAACAGCAAACGCCTGACCCTGAAACAATGAAATTGCAACAACAAAAAGAACTTGAAATACTTAAAATGCAAACAAAAACGCAAATTGAAGACAAGCAAATGCAAGCTGATTTATCAGTGC